TGCCGGAACTAAGGTCAATCCCGGCGTCCTGCAGGTCAGCCTCGATCGCGTTCCAGTGCTTGAGGATTTCGGACCATTTCAGGCCCGGCTTGCCGTGCCCTTCGGGGTAGTCGTACCAGTCCGAGAGACCCGTTTCGGGGTCGTAGGCGCCGCGGCCGTAGAGGTCCGGGTCGCCGTTCGGCGCTGTGCCCTGTTCTGCTCCGGCGCTTTTCCCTCTGCCTTCCAGAAGGTCTCAGCGGTGGCGAAGTCCTGCGTGTGCCACAGGAGGGCGGTGGAGCCGATGAACTTCAGCGCCGGGAAGGACGCGCCGTCGGCGATCAGTTCGGGGTAGACGGGGCCGAGGATCTGTTCGTAGAAGCCGAGCTCCTCGGCGTCGTTGACGAGTTCGATGCTGGCCGGGTCGAGGCTGTCCTCGGTGGCGGCGCGGATCCCGGCGGAGACGAGCTTCTGCAGCCGGAGGCCGGTTTCGGCGGACACGGCGGGAACCTGGTAGGTCTTCCCGCGGAAGGGGACGGCGAGGAACGGGTCCAGGAAGGAGCCGAGCTGTTCAAGTGTGGGGGTTTCAGTCATGGTGCATCTCCAAGGTGAGTGAGGTGTTCCAAGGAAGGTGGAGCCCGGCGCGCAGCCCTTGGAAACTGCGCGCCGGGAGTAGAGGGGGTTACGGGGTGATGACGACGTCCGCGAGCGGGCCGCGGCCGGAGAGGCTGAACGAGGCCGTGGTCAGGTCGGTGTGCGCGCCGCCCTCATCCGTGAATGAGGCGTCGGCAATGCCGGTCCGGCCCTCGGTCGGCTTCGTCGCGTTGACGATGCGGACGTGCACGAGGCCGTCCTCCAGCATCCCGGAGCCGGCCGCCCGGAGGATCGCCTGGCCCGGATCTTCGGTCAGGGAGGCGCGGGCCCGCTTGACGGTGCCCTCCACCTTCCAGCCGAGCCCGGTGGCGATCTCGGAGGCCCACCCGTCGGAGTCGAAAGACGAGTCGTCTTCGAGGTTCTTCTCGATGGCCGGCGGGGTGAAGTCGGTAATGCCCTTCACCCGGGTCCATGTGGTGGGGGTTTCGCCGTCGACGTACGCGGCGACTTCAAGCTGCCAGTCGCGGACAACCCCGGAAATGATTTCAGTCAATGTGTGCTCCTAGTCTTCCCGGTGTGTACCGGATCGGATGTGCTGGATGTAGTAGTTCGCCGTGTGTTCCGGCCGGTTCAGGGAGTCCGGGCCGAGGGAGGCCCCGGACTGGCGCCACATGCGGATGATCGGGACACCGCCGAGGGTGGTGTGTTCAAGGTCGTGGAACGTGTCGAATATCCGGTCGAGGATGTCCTTATCCGCGACCCGGTCCTTGGGGTTGCCCCGGACCCGGAACTGCACGGCGATGACGGAGTCTGTCCCGCCGGAATCACTCACCGGGTAGGTGGTCAGGGCGATGCCCTTGTCCGGGGTGGCCGGCAGGGAGTCGATGACGATGGCCGTGTCCGCGGCGAGGAACGGGCCTCCCCATTTGCCGACGTTCTGCGCGTCCGCGTACTCGCCGAGCCCGGTGAGGAGGTCCACTGTGAAGCCCATTTAGATGTCCCCCCGGATGGTGTCGGCGATGATCTTCGCGGCGGCTTCGACTTCTGAGTTCATGGCATTCTCCAAGAACTTTGCGTTCTTGCCTGAGTCGTGGCGGGCGTGCATGTTTTCATGGACGGGCACGGCGTAGGGGGTATCGAACGAGACAGCCGCGGTGAAGGTGTCAGGGTCGGTGGACACGGCCCCGGAGTTCATGAGGGTCTTTTCCTCGATCGGCGTCTGCTCCTTCGCAACACGCAGTACGTGCTCCGCAGCAATAGCTACAGCCCGGTTCGCGGAGCCGTTGAGGATGTCCTTCGCCTTCGGGTTGATGGAGACTTTCCAGCCCTTGCCCATCAGGTCAGGGTCACGGCGATGTGGTCCGGGAGGTCGAGCGGGCCGGAGTCGGCGAGTCCGCATTTGATCACGGTCGCGACACGGTCACTGAGGTGCACGAGCGATTCCGGGGCGAACACTGCGGCGTGTTCGGCGCCCGTGTAGAACGTCGACTCGGACACCACCTGATCGCCGGACGCGGCCCGGACGAGCTGGCGTTTGTCGTCCAGGAACCCGGGGACCGGGGCTGACACTGCGGCGTGGGTGTTGCCCCAGGAGTCCTCCCCGGCATAGGTTTCCACGGTCACGGTGTGGACCATGAACTCCTCGAAGCCCTTCACAGCAGCACCACCGGGTTCCCCAGCAGCCCGGCGTCGTTGAGGATGTACCACGCGTCGGGGCCGAGGGTGCCGGCGGCGTTCGCCCGCGCCTCCGCGGTGGAGACGTAGGTGGAGTATTGGATGGATGCGCCGCCGATGGACTTGGACGCCGCGAGCGGGGCGACACCGGCCGCACCCAATGACGGGTCGATGCCGTGGTCTGCCCAGAACTTCGCCTGCGCACACGTCGCGTCGGTGAACGCGGCCCGGGTGGCGGTGTCGGAGGGGTAGCCGTCGGTGTCGGTGGGGTAGATCGCGGTCTTCGTCTCGGACCGGATCAGCCCGGACGCGGACCGGAGAAGGCCCGCAGCGTTCGCCGGGGGCGTGGAGGGCGCCAACCATGCGGCCAGGTCCTCGGTAGTGGCATAGATGCGCACAGAGGGCCTCCTGTCAGGTTATTCGGGCTTGGGGGCGGTGCGGCGCGGCTTGGGTTCGCGCTCCACCTTGTAACCGGCGCCGGCGCAGTACGAAATGACCGCCTCGTTGTCGGTCTCGGCGGACCCGTTGCTGAAGTGAACCCCGGCGATGTCGCCGTTGAAGTCCTTCACGGGGGCGGTAATCTTCGCCATACTTGGCTCCTAAAGGTTGGGGGTTGCGCGGGCGCCCATGACAGGCGCCCGCGCAAGGGGTGTTACTGGACCTTGATGTTCTTGGCGACTGCCGCCGCTTTTGTCGCTTTGAGAGCGACGGCGACGGGGCCGAGTTCAACCTCGCCCTTCTTCACCGCACCCGGGGTGGAGAAGTCCGGCAGCCACGTGCTGACCAGCGAACCGCCAGCGGTGGACACGCCGTGGAAGCCGTCCAGACCGAAGCGCACCGCGTACAGGGCGGTCGAACCGGCGACCAGCGGGCCGGCGGAGTCCGGGTCAGCGACGTTGACGGGGATGACGTCCGTGGCGGAACCGGCCTTCAGGCCAGCGTCGATCAGGGTCGCACCCGAGTAGGACACCAGGGCGGTGTTGCGCGGGCCGACGTGCTCCACGTACTGGTTCGCGAAACGGCTGGCAGCCTTGATCAGGGACAGGACCTTGCGGTTGCCCAGCAGGCCGCCCGCCTGACCATCCAGCAGCGAGAGCAGGTTGTCCACGTCGGTGAGGATCTGGAAGGCCTTTGCCTGGTCCAGGGTGCCCGTCCAGTCGTGCACGGCCGTGTCCTCGGTGGAGGTGCCGACGAGGGCCTTGGCGAGGCCGTCGAAGCCGTTGGCGTCCGCGCCCGTGTCACCGTTGATGACCAGGTCGCCGAAGAGTGCCTGGGTGGCCTTGATCTTCTGGGACATGTTCAGCGCGACCGAACCGGACGCGGCGGGACCGATCTTCGCGACAACACGGTCCACGTCGAAGCTGCCACCGAGGACCGCAAGGTTCACGGTCTTCTGCTCGGTCGTGACGTTCTGCGGGGAGTACTCGGAGTTGATCGCACGGGTCGCGGCCGTCGGTGCGGTCAGCAGGCGCCGGTAACCGTAGGTCATCGTCGCGCCGCCGCCGGAAGGGTTCACGGCGTCATCGAAGGTGATGAGGTCCAGGATCGGGTTGGTCCGGAACTCGTCGATCACGGAGACGTCGAGGTCGGTCTGGGCGTTGAGCTTTGCTTCAGCGAGGGTGATCGCCATGGTGTTCTCCTAAGCGGTTTAGGTGCGGTAGTGGTTGGCTACGGCACCCGCGAGGGTGGTGGGTTTCTTTGCGCTCTCCCCGGACCCGCCGGAGAAGTTCGCGCCACTCGCGCCGGCCGCCTGGACCGTCTTGAGTTTCGGGTTATCGGTGACCGCGTCCTTGATCGCCTTTTCAATGTCGGCGGTCTTGGAAGGGTCGAGTTCCGCGATCTTCGCCAGGAAGGCGCGGGAATCTAGGAGGGCGTCAGCGTCGGCGCCATGTTTGCTGGCGGCCTTGTAGACGGCGAGTTCCGTCTGGGCCTGCCGTGCGGTGGCCTGCTGCGCGGTGAGCTGCTGGGTGAGTTCCGCAGGGTCGGCCTTCTTCGCGTCCGAGTCGGGGTTCAGCGCCTTCTGGATGGCGAGGAGCTGCTGTTCGGCGCTGCTGGCCTTGGTGCGCTTGTCCCCGGCTTCGGCGCGGAGGTCCTTGATGATCTTCTGCGCGTCGGCGGGCAGGGATTCGATCTTGCCATCCCATGCGGCGGCTTCTGCGGGCTTCGTTTCCGTCGTCGCGGCGGTGGTGGCCTGCGCGCCCTGATCGGCGGCCTGCGCCTCGCCGGTGGCTTCTGCTGCTGCTTCTGACATGTGCCCTCCAAGTGGCAATAGAAAAGCACCCGGGGTTAGCGGGTGCTTCGGTTGATTCGGTGGTGTGTCTAGCGGGCCTTTAGTGAGGTCCTGTAAGCCAAGTCCTTGCGGTCATTCTCTTCGCGCCAGCCCTTGAACTCGGCCCGTTTGGTGTTCAGCTTCGCCCGCGCCTGTGCGGCTTGCGGTCCGCCGAACTCGGAAGCGATGGCGTCCTGGCGTTTCAGTTCCCGGATCCGGCGCTCATAGGCGCGCTGGGTCTGCCGGAGCGCGTCCCCTGCAGGGTCGGCGAGGTCCGTTCCGGGGCCCTTGGTGATGCCTGGCAGGTAGATGGAGTGGGAGTGGCGGCAGTTGTTGTGGTAGAGCCCGTCGGACTTGGCCTGAGCCAGTGACGCAACAACCGTCTTGCCGTCCTTGAGGCGTCCAGTCGTTCGCCCTGAGAGGCTGAGGACCTTGCCCTCGTAGGGGCGGCAAATCTTGCACTCCTCGGGAGCATTCGACACGATGACCGTATCCACGCCCAACTCTTGGATCCGGTCCGTGTGCCCTTGCAGCATGGCGTTCGCAGTGGATGACCGTGCCGCCATCTCCGCGTAGCTCGCCATGTTCCAGTTGCGCCCGGCGACGTCGCGGAACCCGGTGACGCCTTGCTTGGCGAGGCGCTGCAGGATCATCTGGGACGCTTCCCGCCTCGTGACCGTCCCGAGTGTGGTCTGGGCGGCCACCTCAGTGACTACCCTCTGGTAGACGTCGGCGACGGCCCGGCGGATCTGAAAGCTCATCGGATCGGTGCGGGCCAGCGTCTCAGACACCAGCGCCGCAACCGCCGAGGTCGGCTGAACCTCACCGAACGCGCCATGCGGCAGACCGGCCGCCGTCAACTCAGCGCCGGCCGTGGCGATCCCCCGGTTGTACGCGATCCCCACGGCACGCTCCACAGCGCCCGGCACGTTCGCCGCCAGGTCAGCGAGGATGCCGTCCACCTGCCGCCTGAGCGCCTGAATGCCGAGCAGCTTCTCATCCACCCATGCGGGGGAATCCCGGCCGCTGGCGAGGGCCCTGGCGACGCGCTGGAGCAGCAGTGTCTCTGCCTCCACGAACAACTCGCGGACAGCCTTCGAGAGCACCGCCGCATCATCCGGTCGGATCGCCATGGTTCATCCTATCCAGTGAAGGTGAGCCCCGCGCCGTCGGTCCCGAACGTTGCCGGGTCGGCCAAGGTTTCCCCAAGGTTGAAGTCCGCCCGGATCCGGGCCACCTCTTCGTCCACCTTCGTCTGATCCCAGTCTGGGTTACGTTTCCGCACCCGTTCCTCAATCGAGGATGACTGGGAGTTGTAGTCGAGCTGGTTGGTTTCGGCGATGGCCTTCGGGTCATCGGACACGCCGTCGGGGAACTCACACTCCACCGCGAACGGCTGCGCACCGCCCGCGGGGAAGATGACCGCATCCACAGCCAAAGCCTTGGACAGGATCGCCTCATCCGCCGGCTTCACGCCCAACACCTTGCGTTTGCGGGTGGTGAAGGACAGTTGCTGGCGGGCCGCTACCTCCGTGGCCGTCATCGCCGCCCCATCATCGGTCAGGCCGAACGTCGAGGGGGAGTAGCCGGCCGCGGCGAGGATGACGCGGCGGAAGTGGTCGATGGCCTTCAGGAAGTCCTCGGTGCGGATCTGGAACTGGACGGCTTCGATAGCCATCTTCTCGGAACCCGCCGAGGACGGTGCGGCCTTGACCGGAGTGAAGATGGTTTGATCCAGGTCGAACCCTGCCCCCAGCCCGGCGCCAAGGTCGCGGAGCATTGACTCGCCGACGATGAGGCGGCCCTTGCCGAGCCGGATGTCCTTCAACCATGAACTGTAGAGCTCGTCGAGGGCGTCGAGCATCTGCTCAATACCCTCAAGATCGGAGCGGCCGAGGTTGCAGCCCAGCGGGTCATTCCGCCACATGGAGGAGGGCAGGATGTTCGGGGCGTATACGGCACCCAGCCCCGGGGTGGTGGTGGAGAGCGTGTTCCCGTTGATGAGCTGGGTGAGGACGTCGGGGCGCATTAGCCACTCCGCCGCAGGGTGCGCGTCGAACGTGTGCGCGGTCCCGAGGTTGCTGTCCGTGCCCATGTAGAGCCCGTACACGATCACGCCGACACCGGCAGCGTCGAGTTCGTGGCGTTCCAGCAGCCGCCACACGGTGGAGTTGGTCCGGCCGACAACCTGCCAGAACGTCACGGCCGTCAACTGTCCAGCGGTGAACTCCGGGTGTGCGGCGTCCGCGTCAACCTTCGTGATGAACACGTGATCCTTGACCGAGGCGTCCCAGGTGATGCGCTTGAACACCCCGCCCAGCGCCGCACTGATTTCGGCGGCGGAGATGCTGAGCTGTTCGAAGGCGGGGCCGGCGATCAGGTCCAGACGCTCCTGCACCTTCGTCACATCCGTCGACTCGGTCGGGGGGATGACGGTGGCCTTCGCCGGCTCGGAGTAGAGCAGGTTCGCGGCGGTCCGGCAGATCTCCTGCCCCAACGGGACATGGATGCTGTTGGTTTCGACGGCCCCGTTGGTCTTCGCGCCCAGGAACCACGTCCGCAGCCGGGAAATCACGCCGGGCCGGTTCGCCTCCCGGGTGTAAATGTCCGTCAGCGTCGAGACGTCGTTCTGGTACCAGCTCGAATACTCCCTGAGCTTGGGCAGGATCGCGGCGAGTTCCTTTGGAGGCCACTCGACGCCGTTGGATGGCAGAGCCATGAGGCCTCCTAAAGGGTTGTGGTTACTTCACGTCCGGGGCGGTGCCCGAGATGATGAACTTCGCGAACTTGTCGGCGTTGCCGATGACCGCGTCGAACGATGTGCCGTTACGGGCATTGTCCATGGCAATTTCGAGGGCGCGTATCCGTGCTGAGATGAGATCCATGATGAAACCTTCCAAGGGGTTATGTGCGGGTTATGCGGCGAGGTCCACGTAGGGCCGCCAGTTCGTTTCGGTGGTCGCGACCGCATAGCGGAACGCGTCGATGGAGTGGTCGGCGACCTTGAGGGGCTTGTCCTCGCCCTTCTCCGTCGCCTTGGTGTCCCAGGAGTAGCCGGGCATTTCGGCGATGAGGCCCGTGCAGCGCTCACTGATCCGCAGCTTCCCCGCGTTCAGCAGGGAGGAGACGGTCCGGATGCCGTAGAGGACGTCGTTTTCGCCGTTGATGACGTTCTGGATGCGGTCCTGGTCTAGTTGGACTTTGAACGATGCGGCGGCGGGGTCGACGATGACCCATTCGGGCCGGTGCCCTTCGGTGGCGCGGGCTTCGAGCCAGTCCTTGAGGGCGGCGGATAGCTGCCCGTCGGTGAGCCGGATGGAGGCCTGCCGGGAGTCGTAGCGCCATTCGTCGATGGCGTAGAGGATCCCGTCAACGCCGAGGCCCAGCAGCACCGCCGACGTCGCGTTCGTCGTGCCGTAGTCCACGCCGACGCCGAGGACGGCCCGCATGGCAGGCAGCGCCTCATGGGCCACGACATGCTTGTCAGTGTCCCAGCAGTCAAAGACGGCCCCGTCAGCGGCAACCCACTCGGCATTAATGTAGCGCCGGTAGAACAAGCCGCTGTAGGACTTCTTCGTCCGCGCCACGTAAGCGGCCGGAAGACTCTTGTTGTCGTCCAGAATGAACGTGTAGCGGTGGAGTTCCTTCGTGCCCTCACCTGACTGGCGGTGGAAGCGGCCTTGACCGTCGATCCACAGCTCGGCATGGTCCAGCCAGTTCGTTTTCAGCCAGTGCGCCGGCCCCGCAGGGTTCGACGTCAGCCACATCTTCGCGCCCTCAACGGACAGCCGCGAGTACAGCATGGAGAAGAATGACTCCGGCAAGGTAGCGGCCTCATCCGCGTACGCGCCCACAAGGGTTGCGCCCTGGATCTTCGTCTGCGCCTGCTCGTTGTTCGCGCCGTAGATGTTGATCTCACGGCCGCAAATGAACGCCGTCCCCGAACCGTAGTTGACCTTTACCCGTTCCTTGCCGAGCATTGACTGCAGCGGAAGTATCAGGTTGTTGATCACGGTCCGTTCGGTCCGCCCGCACATGGCGAGGGGACCTTCGGGGCCGGACCGGATGAACCGTGCCCAGTCAATCAGGGACGTGATGGTCTTCCCGGACCGGACACTGCCCTCATAGGCTTGGATCGACGTTGACGGGTTATTCAGGGCGAGGAGTGACTTCCCCTCCAGGGGCCGCATCTCCACTAGAACCCCCGGTGATAAAGTCCAGCCACTTGTCAACGGCCGAATGGTCTTGGTGCCCGACGTCGAGCTTGGTGATGACGGCGTGCTTGTCCACGAAGATCCCGTGAATGGTGGCGAGGTCCTTTATGGGGACGTCGTATCCCTCAGTGGCGAGCCTGGCCTTGATGAGGTCCGCGGCCATCTGGGCAACACTGAGCCCGTCGGAGGCGAGCATCGCCCGCAGCGCTTTCGCGTCGGCCTGTCTCGCTTCGGTGGCGGCGGTGGTTTTTGCCGTCCGAACCGTTCGGGTCCCGTTCGCCTTCGCCCACCCGGCGACGGTCCCCTTGGGGATGCCGAACCGGGCCGTGACCGCAGACGGGCCGTCTGTTTCGTAGAGCGCTAGGGCTTCGTCGCGTTGTGCCTGCGTGTACTTGGCTGCCGACACAAACGAGTCACCGCCTTCTGGTTGATTATTGAGTCTCAGCCGTTATTGGCTATGCGGCGAGTTCCATGCCGTCGATGAGTGCGACGCCGTTGCGGATGCGGTAGACGGCGGGCCATGATTCGGTGTCGTTGTAGTAGGCGAGCCCGAACCCTTGCTGCCAGTTCTCCACGACGCGGGCCGCTGTACCGTCAGCACCGATGGCGCCGTTGACGGATGGGACAGCACCGTCTACACGGCAGAGGCAGCCGGGGTTGGCCGAGTAGGACTCGATGGGCTCACCGCGGGGGCCGATGACGCTGTGGTAGGTGATCTCCACCCGGTGCGTGTGCCCTGCCCATGTGTTGAGGTGCGGGACCTGGTGGACGTATTGGGCGGTGGTGCTGCCCTTGCTGTTGGCCTTGGTGCCGTGGATGTTGCGGGTGGTGTCGTTGTCCCAGTCGGTCGCTGCCGGGTAGGCGTCAACATACTGGATGTTCAGCTCGTCCAGCCGGAGCAGGTAGGGCAGCGACATGGTCGGCCATGACTCGGGCATGTTCGCCCGCTTCAGTCCGAACGCGGCGAGGGCGTTGGCTTCGATGAAGTTCTGCATCCGCTTGTCGTGGTTGCCTTCGATGACGACTATCTCAGCATCCGGGCACATGGCGCGCAGTGTGGCGAGGAACTTATGTCCGGCGTCAAGTGCTTCCTGCGTCGTGTTGGCGAACGCTGCTTCCTGAGCAAACCGGCCCTGTGAGGCGAGGTCCAGGAAGTCACCGAGGATCTGGATCTTGTCCGGCTGCATCTTGAACGCGGCCCGGGTGAAGACGTCCATCGCCTTAGCGTCGTGGAACGGGTCAAGGGAGCCGTCAGCGAGGCGGCGGAACCCTATCTGCGTGTCAGCACCCTTGAGGGCGAGCTTCATGCCGCGGACGGGCTTAGCCGGCTGGTCGGCGATGTTCACCTGTACCGGGGCTGCCTGTTGGATGACGGGCCACTCGGGGCCCTGTTCAGGGTTGTCCCCCAAACCAGCAATAGGCTTGACGTTATTTAGCTTATTCCAGAAGCCGCCCGAGGGGTTGCTGGTCACTCCCCACGTAAACGTGACCGCGTCCGGGTCCTGTCCCTTGGACGCGATGAAACGGCGGAAGTCCTCGAACCCCCATGCGCGGTCACTCATGGTGACGTAGTCGGCTGTACCGTCGGGGCGGTGGCTCTCGGAGCTCACCGGGGCCGGCGCTTCGACGTCGCACACGCATTCCCCGCGGCGGTGGTTTCCGATCTGGGAGCGGCTGACCTGGTAGCCGAGGTCTTCGGCGTGCTGCCGCTCGGCCGCGGACATGTCCACATTGGGGAACCCGGCGACTACCTGTGCATATTTGCAGACCGCCACGGTTGCCCCTTCCAATAGGTTGGCCTACTCGCTAGCCCGCTGTGTACGTCAGTGCGTTACTTGATCGGGGATGCTTTCGTGCCAGCGCTGCGTCAGGGAATCGAACCCCGGTCTGCGGTTTTGGAGACCGCCGTGCTACCACTGCACCAACTCAACATTTGCCATTTGCCGCACGTCTGCGACTCTCAGGGATGGCTCTCCTGCCCCGACCAGCTTGAGCCCTTGCGGGGCATCAAAGGCTGCGGGGACGTCCTGTATGCCAGACCGGGGGAGTTCTGCAGTCTCCCCCGGCCCGACGGAGCCAACCTCTTACCCAGGGTTGGCGCTGGGGAACGATGAAGGCCTCGCCGTATGTGGGTCAGCGAGGCCTTCAAGTCTTGTGCGGCAGGGTTCTTAGCCACTACACGCAGTTTGTTCATTACCTACGTTACAGGTGTTGTGCAGAGTTGTCTAGTGTTCCCGCGTGTTAGTTTCGGCGTGTCGCGGTGCATCTGCGGGCGATGCCTGGATTAGCGCGAGCCCCTTGGCGGTCACTTCATAGTCGCCTCGGCATCCGCAGTTGCAACCGGTCAGATAGCCCTTATTGATGAGCTTCCCCATCTTGGCGCGGAACAGCCTGTCGGGCAGTTCGGAATATGGTGGCTCAAGGTTCCAATAGCAGACCCACATGCCAATCTCTGCCTGCTTGTCAGCAATGAAGCGCACTAACGGTATGTCAGGGATGTCCTTGCATTTCACGCTGCCATCCTTTCACGTCGTTCTGCCAGTGCTGTTCTTGAGCGGTCCCAGAGGTTGCGGACCTTGCGGACCTGGTACACGGGCTTGTCGCCCCGGTAACCGATGGGGGTGAGTTTCTTCCGGTTCACCCATTGCCGGATGGTCCCTTGGGGGAGTGCTTCGCGGGTGACGGGGTCGGAGAGCATCCGGGAGATTTCGGAGGCGGTGCCGGTGTGGTACCCGGCGGCGGCCAGTGCCCGCGTCCGCCATTCGGTGAGGTCCCAGGTTGTCCCGCAAGTCTGGCAGCGGGCGTCCGCCTTGCCCTCCGGCGTGTAGACCGGCGTGGCGCACTCCTGGCCCTGCTCGACGGTGGGGCAGATCCCGGCGAACACCTTGGGCGCCCCCCGATCCATCGCCGACAGGCAATCGTTCAGCGCCCCGCGTAGTTCGTCGGCCAGCACCGGTGCCCAGTCCATCCCGCGTACCTCACGGATCTGTGCGAGCAACACGCGGGCGGCTTTGGTGGCGTGGGGTTGCCGGTTGCCGAGGGCCTGGGTCCAGCCGGTGAGGATGACGTTCAGGGTGCGGCCGGCGTCGTAAGCGCGGGAGTTGGTCGGTTCCATGGGGGCGGAGTGCCCGGAGGACCCGACACTCCCGGCGCCGACGTCCATCCGGGCCGCGGACGCCCAGAGGGCCTCCACCATGGATTCGACCTCGCGCAGGTCGTCCATGAGTTTGTCCCTGCACCCCGGGCAAAGGTAAATACCCTGGGTTGTTGGCTGATCGCATCCCCCGCATGTCATATACCAAGGATACCGTGAGTTACCTAGTGTTCCCTGTATTTGGGCGTGTCGCGGCGGGCGTGTTAGGGCCCTTGGTTATGCGCTCATCCTCTTGCCATGTTTCGGACAGTCGGGATTGGTGGGCTTTGGATAGCGGGGGTTGTACCGCCACGGCGGGCAGGTGCATCCCGGATACGTGTTGGTGGGCCGGTGCCAGAACGACTCCGAGCCCGTGCCGACAACCGGGTGGTCAGCCATGGTCCTCCCGCTCGTAGGTGTCGGCGCGTTCCTGGTCGGGGCCGATCCGGTCGGCTTCCTGCGCCCGGGCCTGACGCTCGCGTTCGTCCTCGCTCATGGCGTCTCTGCAATCTCGTGAAGGTTCAGGCTTCTGAGCAACCCGTTAGCTGCGTCGATAATGCCCTGGCGGCGCTCGGCATCGTTTTTCTTCTCGTCCAGCCAGTTGTTCGACCGAACATCCAGCGCCACGGTGTGGTTGTTCCCGTTCTCGCGGGCCTCGATAATGACCCTCATGCCCCCTCCCCGGCGGTGAGTGCGGCGCGTGCCTGCTTCACGGCCTCACGGGCCTGCCGTGCATGCGCCCAGTCCCCGCCACCCGCGGCAGCCGACACGGCGGCAGTGTACGCGTCATCAGCGGCGGCAAGATCCGCGGCGAGATCGGCACTCATGGCTGCTCCGTTGCGGTGAGCGCGGCGATAGTCGGGCAGGGCCAGTTCACGGCTCGGCTTTCATCGAAGCTCCAGTCCTCGGCGTCCTCGATCACTTCATCCGGTGTGCAGCCACGGCAGATGGTGGACATGACGACTTTTTCTTCGGCTTCGAGAACGAACACACCATTCACGTCGTCGTACTCGAACATCTGGCATGGCTCGTGAATCGCCTTCGCCCGTTCCAGCGCGGCCTGCTGTTCCCGCACCATGACGAGCAGGTAGGGCACGTCCTCATGTGCGAGCTTGTCAGCGTTCCGCATCCCAAAGTTGTACGTCTGGCAGTCGGCCCGCCGTGCCTCAATATCGGCGAGCTGGTCCCCGTCCCCGCCTGCCGCGCTGATGAGTGTTTCGGTGTAGTCGCTCATGGTTTCCTCAGTTCGGCGAGCTTGCGGGTAAGATCCATCGACTTGCGGCGGAGCGCGCCGGTTTCCTTGGAGCCGTAGGAATAGTCGTGCGGCTGCGGGCCGGGCGCCGGGGTCGCCTCATCAATCCCGGCGGCGTGGCGCTCGGCGTATCGGTGGTCTCGCTCGTCATTCTCGGCGTCGAGGCGTTCGAGTGCTGCCTGCCCGGCGACAATAAGCTCACGGGCCTGCCTGATGGTGTCCTGGATGGTCTGCCGGTTCATGCTCATGACTGCTCCTGTTCGATGAGGGCTTTGACGTCGCGGATCGCTTCCCGACGCGCCCGGTAGTTCTCCGGGGTTTCCGGGATCGCCTCGATACTGGCAAGGACCGTAGCCGGGGTGATCATGCTGAGACCTCCGGGATTGCTTCGATGCTCTGGTGGCTCGGGGCGGCGAGCCGGTGGGTTGCCTGGTCGGCGAGGTCGGCCCCCGCCTTGATTTGCGCCCACGCCCAGAGCGCCTGCCCGGCGATCCCCGCAATGTTTGGTACGGGGAAATGCTCGCGGACCCAGAAGCCCCCGGCGTGGGCGCGGGCAACACTCGTCCGGCCATGCTTGGCGCTGATGTGGATCCAGTTCAGTTCCTTGGTTGCGGAGCCCCAGAGGACGGCAACGGTGCCGTCTGGCAGGTCGGCGCTCATGCTGCGTTCCGGGCGGGTGTGTGGTCGCGGATTTCGGACTGGATGGATTCGTACCTGGCGCGGGCTTGGGCGGCTTCGGTGCCGGCCTGGGCGAGGGCCGCGTCGGCGCGTTCGGCGGCGACTCTCGCGATGATGAGCTGCCGGTACAGGACCGCGGCCTCAAGTTCGGGGGTGGGTAGACTGTTCATTGCGGGGTTCCTTCCCGTCGCGCCCCGGACTGTTCTGAACCAGTCGCGGGGCTTCTTCTTTGTTCCCTCAGTCTAACAGGTTTGTTCCGTAAAGTTACCCGATGTTGGGTATTTCTTCCGGCGTGTCGAGTTCCCGGATCACGAACACCAGCGCCGGCTCACCCTTCCCGCCGTGGCGCATATCCGGGCCCAGAACGTGCGCGTGGTCATCGTCAACGAGCAGCCCCGCGGACACGATGCCGTCAACACATGCCTTGACCGTGGGCCACAAGTTATTCGGGTCATACCGTCCGCCGCGGGCCTTCCAGATGTGCGCGGTGATATGCACCCGCCCAGTGAACGGCTCCCACCCATGCCGGGCCGCCGCTTCAAGGCCCGCGTCCCGCCACAATGCCGTCAACTTCGCGACCTGCATCCGGTGGAGGCGCTGATTCGAGTTGATCCACGCCGCCGGCGCCGGAACGGTGAACTGCGCCAGCCTCATGAGTAGAACCCGGTCGGCTTGCCGCGGTCCCGGAGCATCGAGTTATGCCCCAGGAAGTCCATTTCCGCCGTGCCCGTGATGCCGTGCCGGTTCTTCGCCACAATGAGATCCGCCTCATGCGGGGCTTCGAGCAGGTCGCGGTGCATCAGGATCACCACGTCCGCGTCCTGCTCAATCGCGCCGGAGGAGCGGAGGTCTGAGAGTTGGGGGACCTTCCCGTCCCGCTGTGTGGATCCGCGGTTGAGCTGAGAGAGCACAATGACCGGCACGCCCAACGCTTTCGCCAGGAGTTTGAGCTTCCGGGAATGCTCCGTGACGACCTCATACTCGGACTTGCGTTTGTCCGGGTGTTCCATCAGGCCGAGGTAGTCCACGACGACCGCGGACAGGCCGTGCTTGCGCTTCACACTCCATGCGTGCCGGGCCACCTGCGCCATTGTCGAGTCCGAGGACGGGTCAATGAACAGCGGCAGCGAATTCCAGCGCTCCCGGGCGCCGGCCACCCGCTCCCAGTCCGCGTTCGTGAGTTTCCGGGCGGTGATTCGGCCCATGTCCACCTTCGCCTCCTGCGACACCATGCGCAGTTCGAGTTCGTCGTGGCTCATCTCCAGCGAGGTGAACGCGACGGGGCCCCGGTTGCACAGCGAGAGCGCGGCCTGGAACCCGGCGACGGTCTTACCCACGGACGGGCGGGCCGCGATGATGTAGAGCGCGCCGGGCCGCCATCCCTGGATGAAGTGGTTCACGTTCTCCCACGGCGATTCCGTGTACGTGACGGGGGAGTCCAAAGAGTCGAGGGTCGCGTCGATGGTTTCCGCGACGGGCCGGATCGTGGAGCCCAGCCCCGACGTGACGCCGGAGAGCTCCCCGAGGGCTTCGTCCGTGAGGGTTTCGACGTCGTCGCCGGCCGCCGCCCGCTGCTGCAACGTGGACGCGATGCCCACGAGCCGCCTGCGGGCCGCCTCCCGCGCCACAATCGCCGCGTGGTGAGGTACTGCCGCCTCTGGCACAAACACGCCCACAAGCTCCCACAGCAGGCTAATGGGGACCAGCCGGCGCCCGGCCTCATCCAACCGCAGCGCCGCATCACCCACCGTGACAGGGTCCGCGGGCTTCCCGGACTCCACCACGTCCCGGATCAGGCCGAACAACGTCTCACCCTGCAGGGTCGAGAAGTCACGCGGCTCGAGGCTGATCTCATGCAGGCAGCCGCCCGCCGACTCCAGCAGCGCCGACAGGACCGCCGACTCCGCCGCGATCACTTCAGGGCCTTCGGGGTGCCGAGTGCTTCGAGGATGCCGACCGTGGATGCCTGGTAGCGCTCATACGCGGCGCGGTCCATCCTGCCGTTCCTGATCGCCCCATACAGGGCCTTGTTTGCGGCGCTGTAATCGCCGCAGGTCTGCTCGTCATGGTCACTGAGCCGGGGTTGGGCGCCGAATCCGTCCAGCCGGGCCCGCTGCGTCAACATGACCCGCTCCACGATGTGCGCCGGCATGATCCACGCCGTCGATGTGCGGAAGTAGTCCGTGACCGCCGCAAGGCAGTCCGCGAGCGTGTACGGCTCCACCACCTCGGACCATGCCGAGAGGACAGCCTCGTCAACGTTCCGGTTGTCAAAAGCCTGGATCTTCGCGAGCAGTGCGCTCGTCTCTTCAATACGCATGGGGGTTATCCAATCGCTAGCTGGTCTTGGGTGCCGTCCTGGACTGCTTGGAGCCGGCGGCCGATTTCAAGGGTGGACTGCATTTTGTTCATGGTGGTGGGCTTGCCCTGCGGTGCGCGGTCTGCGGCGTTCATCATCCAGTTCCGCCACGTCGCTACCCAGTCGAGCTTCACGCCGTCCCGGCCTGCTTTGGCCTGCCAGTAGTTGATGAACTTCGTTGTCTCGCGCTGGCCGTCCACGCCGGGGCAGTTCGCCCGGGCCCAGGCCACCATCGCCGGGGCTACCGTGAAGTCATCCGGGATTCGTGAGCCGCGGTTACGCGGCATAGAAGAAGCTTTAGCTTCTTCATCTTTATCTGTATCTTTATCTGCTACAGATTTGCTACCCGTTTGCTTAGCATGTGAGCTAGCACTTGCTAGCCTGTTTGCTTTCGCCCTGCCACCCATCGAACCGGCCGCCGCCCGCGTGTTTCTGCGGTTTTCGACCTGTTCCGCCGACTGCTGGTGCTGCAAATAGTCGTGCATTTCGTAGCCATTTTCCGACTCGCCCACGAAGCCTACTGTCAGCAGTTCTTTTCGGGATTTTGCCGAAAAAAGCTTCAAAAACTGGGCTTTTGTGAGCTTGCCGTCGTTGAGGTTCCTCGAGCAGTAACACCAGGCTTCGATGAGTTGCCGGAATGCTTTGTCGGAGAGCTCTATGGACTTGGGATGTTCGGGGAATCCGTTATGGAGCTTGAAGAACAGCCGCGGGTCCGTGCCCATCAGGCGGCCGCCTTTCGTGCGTTGCGGAGCTGGAACGTGTAGTCAGCGTTCGCTACCCGGCACGCCTCGCAGGCCGGCACGCCGTAGCGGCGGTGACGGTGATAGCCCGCGTACGTCCCGCACTTGTCCGGGTTGAAGTCCACGGCGCCGACGTCGGCACGCTTGCCCTTGGTGATGCCGGGCTGGTTCCCGGAGTACGTGTAGCTCATGCCGCCGCCTTCAGGTTGGCCCGGTACTGGGCGGTGTGGGCGCGGGAAGCATCGGCGCACGGGCCGCACGCGGGCACGTTGTGGCGGCGGTGCCGGCAGTACCCGGCATAGGTGCCGCACTTGTCGGCGCGGAAGCCGCGGCCGATGGTTTGGACCTGCCCGGTTTTGCGCCTGGCCTCGTAGTCGCGGCTGTACGCTGCGTTCGCGTCCTTGCAGGGCTGGCACTTTTCGGTGCCGGTTTTCTCGTGCTGCTTGTACCCGCGGAAGGTTCCGCAGTGGGACGGGTCGAATAGGCGATACCGCGGCTTCGGGCCCGGGATTGATTGGGTGCGGACAGGGGCTTCCCGGAGGCGCTTAGCAATTTCCGCACGCCGCTCCGGACCGATGTCGCGGAGTGTGCCGCGGTAAACGTACGCCATTACGCTGCCACCTCCGCGAGTTCGCGCTGGGTTGCCCTGCGTTCACGCTGCAACTGCACCTTGCGCGCCTTCTGCTCCGGTGTCATGCCAAACTTCTTCCGCCGATCGTTGTTGCGCTTGTACACGCACGTCTTGCACTTCCGGTTTCCGCCGTCATAGATCAGGTTGTCCCCGGCGTACTCGTGGCCCTGCGGGCAGTGCGTTATTTCCGCGTTGTCGTAGGTACGGTGGCACCGGAAGCAGAGGGGCACGTACTTGGAAATGTCCGTTGAATACTTCTGCCCAAGTGGACTTGTGAGTTCGTTGGGGCAAGGGGTGTCATGCGTATACGCCCACTCTTTAGCTGCCGCGCCGCAGGTACAGGTGTAGCCGGATGCTTTACCCCGGGATCGCCAGACGCGCATATGGGCGCCGATGTAGGTGATTTCGCTCATTTGGCTGCCTCAGCCTCCATGCTCGCCATGAATTCCTGCGTATCCAGGAGCGCCATTAGCTGGCGTCCGATGAACTCGGAGTATTTAGGCGGGATCGCTTCGGCGATGGACTTCCGGTTAGCCGTCCAGTCGATGCCCATCGCGGTCTGCCACTGCGCGACGGTACCCGTGCCTCCGCCTTCCCCATAGACGGCGAAATAGGGGCCGTCGAACCATTCGCCGTGACGGTAGCCGGCGACCCGGCCGCGGTGGGGTTTGTGCGCCGGGGCGAGCGCTCCCCAGCCGCCCAGCTCGAAGTAGCGGTGCCGGAGGACTCCGAGGCCGAACATCTCGCCGCAGAGCGTCAGGTCCCGGCGGAGGTCCGAGCCCTGGACGTTCTCAATCACGCTGGGCTTGTGCTGCAGCGCCAGGAGTGCCCGGGTCGCCGGGATGAGGTTGAGGTATTCGCGGCCCTTGTTCGTGCCCTTGCTCAGTGCTGAGGATGCCTGGCAGGGCGGGGAGCCGTGGATCGCGGCCAAATCGGCCATGGTGACATGCTCGACCCGGCCGTCTTTGTGGGTGAACGCGACGGACCCGCCGCCGATGAGAGTCGACAGGACGCTAATCGCGTCTCCCTGGTGGAACGCTCCGGGGTAGTCGGGCTGCGGGTGGATGTCCACGCCGTAGATGAGGAACCCTGCGTCTTTGTAGCCCTTGCCTGCGCCGCCGGCGCCGCAGAACAGGTCCAAGATACGCGGGGCGCTCATGCTGCGTCCCGGATGAGGACGTGGGCGGTGGAGGGCTTGATGCCGTACGCGTCGGCGATCTCTTTGGTCTTCGCGCCGGCGGCGGCGAGCTTCGCGGCGGCCGGGCCGTAGATGGCATTGATCCGGCGGCGTTCCTCGGCGATGAGGCGGAGGTCGTCGAGTGTTTCGACCTGGCCTATTGCGTTGGGTGTTTTGGGCGCGTTAGTATTCATTCAGAGCCACTCCTTCTAGTGGTTATGAGGCCCGCCGGTGTTAGCGCACTTGCGGGCCTTTGTGTTCTTGCTTGGTACTTACTATCATACCCGAAGTTCCGCAGTCTTCCCCACAAATTACCCGCGTGTCGGCGTGTCGCTACGTATTTCTTGCCCCGGGTTACCCGGTGTTCCCGGACATGCGAAAGGACCCGCCCGGCCGAAGCCGAACGGGTCCCAGGTAGTGCGGGGGTCAGAAGGGAGGCGGCTGGTTGCCTGCGGGTGCCTGGCCCCACTGGTCAGCCTGCGCCGGCTGGTTACCCCAGTTGCCCTGAGCCTGCCCGCCGCCCTGCTGTGCGCGGGGGATGATGCCGATATCCCGGGCGTTGATCTCCAACGACTTGCCCGCCGTGCCGTCCTTCGCCTGATACTCGCGCATCCGCTCCGCGCCGGTCACAATCACCCGGTCACCCTTCTTCAACACCTCGGCGAGCGCTTCGGCCTTCTTGTCCCAGATGGTCACGCGGCGCCACGTCGTGCCGTCCTCGTCCCAGCCGCCCTGCGCGTTCTTCTTGCTGTGGTTCTCGGCGAGGGAGAACTCGAGGACCGGCTTACCCGAGGGTGTGAACTTCAGGTTCGGGTCGCCAATGTTGCCAACTACGGTGCAATCGCTCATGCTGCTACTTCTTTCGTGAGGGTGTACTTGCTGAGGTTGTCGGGGTGGAAGCCGTGCCAGTGCAGATCGGTTTCCGGCGTGCGGCCAGAGACGATGACGACGGGGACGCCTTCATAGCCGAGGGCCTTGATCGCGGCCATGTCCGCCGGGGAAGTCGTGACGTCAACCGTCTGGTAATCGACGTCGCGGTTATCCAGCCACCGCTTCGTGGCCCGGCATGGCTGGCATCCCGGCTTGGTGTAGAGGGTGATCATGCTGCTACTTCTTCCGTGATGATGTTGTGGGACAAATCTAGGTAGTGGCCGTCGTCGTCCAGGTAGACGTGGCGGCCGAGCTTGGGGATGTAGACGGGGATGGTGTCGATCTCGTGGTCCGTGCGGAGCTTCCACCCGAAGCTTCGGGCCTTGGATGCCGTGGCCGCGTCGGACTCGACCATGCCGTTCCACTGCCCGCAGACGAGGAGGCCGTTCGCGACCCTGTTCCGGGACTTCACGCCGCCGGACCCGCGGCCCTTCCGGTGGTGGTGGGTCAAGTCCCCGACGCATACCCCGCCCGCGCCGTGGATGACGCAGTCGAGGTCCCGGGCGGAGATGGCGATCTTCTGGGCCTTACTGAAGCCGTTCACGCGACCATCTGCTGCCCGGCGCCCTGCGCGCTCCACTCGGACTTGATCGCGGAGTTCAGGGACCTGCCGATGTCCAGCCGGTCGCGGAGGACCTTGATGGACTCCCGCGCCGCCCTCAACACCTGATCCGCGATCTCCGCGTCCAGCTTCAGCTCCGCCGTCTCCAGCGTGGCCTTATACTTCCGGATATCCAGGTTCCCCTCGGCCTTCAGGAAGTTCCTGGCGAACGTCACCTCATAGCGGGACTTTGCCCGGACCGCCGCCTCATCCAGGCGGGCGATCTCGTCCTGCTTCGCGTCGAGCTGCCGGCCACACTGGGACAACATGAGGATGACATCGTTCGTCGTCGGGGTCGCATTGCTCACGCGGCGGCCTCCTGCCGGGCGGGTTCGATCTGGGGGAGGACGGTCCCGGCGGCGAGGTCGTTCAACTCGCCCCGGACATAGGCGGTGGCGATCTTCTCCCGGCCTCCCGGCGCGTAGGTGACGGTGAAGGATGAGGGGCCCTTGCCCGGGACGCGCTTCACGCCCGGGATGGCCTCACCAGTTTCGACGTCGATCAGTTCCCCGTCGTCGCCCTCGATCGCGGACTTAATCTTCGCGGCCAGCCAGGACGGCCGGACCCGCTTCACGTCGCGGGCCGGGACAGCGGGGACGTGTTCGACGTCGATCCCGTCGTTCTGTTCGGCCCACTCGAACAGGGCCGACTCGTCCACGGTCTTATCAGATGCCTTGCCTTCGGGGATGGTGATCTGTCCGATCTTCGTCCCGTCCGGGAGGGTGATGGCGAACGACTTCGTCCCCTCCTCCTCGTACTTGGTGAGGAGCTGTTCGAGGTGTTCGGCGCGGGCGTCGGCCAGGAACGCGCCGAGCGCGTCGTGGTAGGCCTTAATCAGCGCAATCCGCTGGTTGTCGGTCTTGATGCTCATTGGGTCCCCCTAGTTCGTTCGGGCGGCGAGAGACTTGCCCGCGGCCGTAATGGATTCGATGACATCCGCCGGGGCGGACATGTTCTGCGCCTTGGACAGCAGGTCGCGCAGCAGGTCGATGTTGTTCTTCGCCTTATCCAGGGACTCGGTCCAGTTCGGCTGGTCGTGCCGGTACTGGCCGAGGCTCGTGGCTCCGGCATCCCCGGCGGGCGCCGCCGGGCGGGGCTGGGAGTAGGTCTGGCGTTCGTAGGTGTGTTCGTCCGGGTCGGCGTCGTCCGTGGGGAGCATGAACGTCTGGAGCAGGCAGGTCCGGAGCGCGACGGACATCGCCTTCGCGGTGGCCTTATCCCCGAGGTCGAACGACTCCGCCACTACCTGGGAGGTGAACGTGTCGCCCTCCGGCCCGACGAACGTGTAGTCCACCACGACGACCGGGGCGGTGGCCGTCTTGCCGCCGGAGAGCTGGGTGGAGCCGTTGCGGTGTTCGACCTTGGACGGGTACACGGTCAGCCCGTGCTTGCGCATGGCGGGGGAGAGGGCGTTCACGACGGCGTCGATGCCGCGGAACTTGAAGTTCTGCTGGGTGTTGCGTCCGTCCTTCTTGACCGCTCCGACGTCGCCCATGACGGCGGCGACTGCTTCGAAAACTTTCATCGGGTTAGCTCCAGTTTCTGGGTCCACGCGTTCAGTCGCGCTTGGGTGGGGTTCACGTATCCGGCCGTAACTTCGGCCTGGGTGTCGGGGGTGGGGTCGGTGTGGCCGGGGCAGTAGCAGACGTCGAGCCGGCACGTTTCGCAGCGGTACAGGCCGCCGCAGTAGCAGGCGATCATGACGGTTCCGCGAAGTACTCGCCGAGGAGTTCCACGAAGCGCCGGATGGCGCGGAGGCTGGCCTCCGGGGCTCCTTGGACGATGTAGTGGATCTGCATGTGACCGGCGCCCTTGAGTTCCGCGAAGCCGTCCGCCATGCCCAGCAGGAATTCGCCCTGCTCGGCGTTGTCCCAATCACTGGCGGCGGACAGGCCGAGCTGGTAGTGGTTGATCTTCGTCTCGGTGGTTACTTCGATGGCCTTCATGACATGTCCTGTCCGCAGTAGTTGCACGTTGTGGCGCCCTTGTCGTACGTGGTGGCGGGGTGCTCGCACTCGGCGCTCACAGTCCGAGCCATTCGTCATCCGCGGCGGCGCGTTCGGCGTCGGCACGGTCGGCGGCGAGTGCCCATGCGAGCCAGCAGGCGGCGCCGATCGTGGCGAGCATCAGGATAAAGGCGTTCATGATTGGGCCTCGGCGATCGGGGTGAGGGCTTTGATCCACTGGGCGGCGGTTGCCGGGTCGATCCAGAGGGTCAGTGCGCGGCGAGTCTCGTCGGCGTCCACGTAGACCATCGTCTGGTCATCAGCGACGTGCTCCGGCAGGACGGTCATGGTGCCGGGATTGTTGACAGTGAGGTTCATGCCGACACTTCCCAGCGGGTGGTGATCGAACCGAGGATCATGCTGATCTCCCAGTACAGGGTGATGAGGAGGGAGCCGCGGAGGTGGTCGGTGTTGTCCACGGTGCCGGCGTCGTTGACCCGGAGGCCCGGGTGGGTGGCGTTCTCGATGGTGCGGAGTTCCCGGGCGTAGGAGACGAGCAGGTCAACGTCGGTCCAGCGGAGGTCTTTGTCGGTGATCCAGGCGAGCCGGCGGGTGAGGGTCTGCAGCTCGGCTTCGGACGGGCCGTGAATGCTGCACTCGGCGGCGAAGTGCCGGATTTCGGCGAAGGTGATGCGGGCGGCGAGGTCCTTGTCGAACAGGTACGGCGTCCGGGTAGACTCTAGATAAGTCGTCACTGTGGTTCCAATCGCTAGTGATGGTTTCCGAGGCCCGGGAGTTCGCGCTTCCGGGCCTCTTTTGCTGATGTACCCAACTTACGGGATGTTCCCTAAAGTTACAAGTCAGCGTGTCGGCGTGTCGTCGGAACTCTCAGGAACAAGCTCCCAGACCCCGATGGGTCGGCGTTCGATGGTGTAGTCCAGGTCCCCGTAAACACGGTCGGCGTGGGTGGCGGCCCCGTCCGCGGTGTGGAACCCGCACGAGAGCGTCACATCCCCCCGCTTCGCCGCATACTCCCACCCCGCCTGAGCAACCCAGCCCGACCGGATCACCGCCTCCACCGCCGCCGCAGCCTGCAACGCCAGCAAATGATCCGGAGACCCCGCCGCCGCCTCAGACGCATCAATCGCCGCAGCCACCGCAACGGTCAGTTCCTCCCGGGCGGTCATGGCTTGGCCCTTAGCTCGGCGCAACCGGGGCAGCGGGGGTCCGCAGGATGATTCAGGGCGCGTGTCCACTCGACTCCATTGCGTGTCATGTAGCCGTGGCGGTGGCCGTCCACAGATTCGATGTAGGGGCGGTGGTAGACACCTCCGGTCAGTCCAGGATTGGCGGGGTCGCACATGACGAGGCTCATCGGTTGACCCTCGGCTGCTTCTTCCGGTAATCCTCAACATCCGTCCAGGGGATCCGGATGTGGTTCGACTGCTTCCCCTTGCCGGTCTTGTACGCGTTCGGGAACTCCCCGCCGCGGGTCATGGTCCGGACCGTCTCAGGGTGCAGGCCGAGGTGCTCGGCGACCTCTGAGACCTTCGCATCGGCGCTCATGCCGTCACCTCCTGACGAGCCTGGTAACCGCGACCGTGGCAAGTGGTGCAGAAGTCCGCGCCGCGATAGCAGCGTTCAGCCCTGCAGCGCCCACCTGACCTACGGCCCGCGCCCTTGCACTTGGGGCACTCAGTTCCACGCCCGGTGGAGTCGCAAGCAGGGCAGGCGATGCCGTCATTGAGGACTCGCTTCATTTCGGCGTAGGTCCGTGGCGCGGTCCCATCCGTGCTGGTGTCCATCTCATGCTGCAACAGGCCGACCAGATTGTCCCATTCGGGAAGCAGTCGATCCCAATGCACTGACTTTCCCGCCATTCGCCTCTGCAATTGCTCCGTAGTCAGCCGCCCCTCGCAGTAGTTCACGCACCGCAGTAGGTCGCTTGGGTCGTGCGGGTGGTGAAGACCGCCGCCGGCGATAGCCTGCGCTGATAAGCCCATCTGATAGCCCCAGCCCCAGCTCATGCTGTTACCTCCCGGAGTGCGGCGGAGGCAACGTAACCGGCGTAGAACGTCGCGTCACGGAAGGATGAGAACGTCTCACGGCCCGCAGGTGTCCGGACGTACCAGAATCTTTTGGACGGAACCCGGACTATGCAACAGTCCTTCTTGCACTGATAAACGCGGATAGGTTTCATGCGGCGGTCCTGTCTCGGTCGTTGTGCGTGAATAGCTGGCGGCGGAGGGCCACAACTGCGGCGCCGGCCTCTGCGATCTCGTCGTAGGCGCCCGCCTGGTAGTACTTGCCGTTATGCCCGACAACTGCGCGCCACTTCTTGGTGGCAGCGTGCCATGACACTCCGCGGATGCCGGACTTGCTATTCGACTGGGCGCCGACCCTGTTCTCTTGGTTTTGCTTCGTCGTGACGGGGCGCAAATGTGCCGGGTTCACGCACGAATGGTTGTGGCAACGGTGGTCGATTTCGAGACCCTTGGGGATCGGCCCAACTTCGAGTTCGTAGGCGTATCGGTGCGCCTTAGCTCTGGACTTCTTGCCGTCCAGCATGAAGCGGAATGACCCATACCCCTTCTTGTCTTTGTGGCCGGTCCACTCCCAGCAGTCGCCGGATTTGTCGACGCTGGACCAGAACCGCTCTACTTGTGCGGCGATCATGCTGCGGCCCAAATACGGCAGGCCCCACCGCTGCGTCCCGGACGACGGGAGCGGTGGTAGCCGACGGCCCGGATCAGTCCCGCGTCATGCGCCTCCCTAAACAACTTCCCCCACATGGCCGGCGAGGGCGGGTCCCGCAACTCGGCCTGCTCCGTCAGCGTGTACGCGTCGAAGGGCTTCCCCTCCGCAGCGACCTTCAACAGCGCGTCGTGCGCGTCAGCAGTCCAGTCCAAGTCATCCAACACCGCGGCCCTCATGCGAGATCCAGCCGTTCGGTGATCTGGTTTGCGGCCTTGGTCCACAGTTCGACGCCTTCCGGCTTCAGTTCATCGCGGCGCCACGCGTCCCATTGGGTGCGCTCGAAGGCGATCAGGTTAGCCGTGCGCTGTTCATAGGCGAGAGCGAGGGTGGCGAGGGCCTTGGACTTCTCAATCTCGTACTCGCCAGGATTGACGGCGAGGAGTGCCGCGGCTTCTGTAGCGTGCTGGTTTCCGTTCATGATGCTTTCCGTTCTGCGTAGGCCTGAATGTCGGCTTCGGTGCGCTGGTTGCGTGCCTGGGTGATGATGTCGGCGAGTTCGGCCGGTGTGAGGGGTGTGTAGCGGATGGCTTGCCCGGCGGTCGGGGAGCCTAGGAGGCCGCGTTGGACGGGCTGGGTGGTGAGGTTCCGGCGGGTAGCCCGGCGCGTCACCGTACCCTCGGCCGTCACTGGTCGGCCTCGGGCAGGACCGTTGCGGGGAGTTCAACCCAGCAGGCGTTCCCGTGGCGGTCTACCCATTCGAGGCATCCGAACGACGTCTCTTCGAGGGTCAGTCGCTCCGCCATGTCAACGATGGTCGCCCCCTCGGTCAGTGCGTCAAGTTCTGCGGAGGTGGTGATCGTGCGAGGCTTCCGGTAACCGGCGGCGAGGATCACGTCAGCTAGTTTGCTTGCGGGGTATCCGGGCTCTTTGCGAATGATCGCGGCCAGTTCGTCGCGGGCGCTCATTTGGCGGCCCGGATGAGGGAGGGGGCGACGCCCAGGAACTTGGCGGCCTTTTCGACCTGGAGCTGGGTCATGCCGCGGTAGCCGGATTCGATGTGGGCGACGCCGGCGTGGGTTTTGTAGCCGAGGATGTCGGCGAGTTGGGTTTGGGTGACTTCGCGGTCGATGCGGATTTGGCGGAGGTTGGTTCCGGTGGTTTTGGGGTCGGGGTCGGTGCTGCGGCGGCGGGTGGTGCGGCCGGTCTGTTTGGTGGTCATAGGAACACTCTACGGAACATTAGGTAACTCTGCAAGGGAACACGCCGTACCACTACGAAACAAGCCCCCGAATGACAAACGTGTAGTTATCGAACACGTGTTCGAATAGGTAGAAGGTTCCCCAAACGCGGGTACTGTTCCGCGTATTTGTCCACTTGTTACCTATCCGTAAACCCTGAACTATGAGGGTATGAACGAACAGCAGGCCATAGAAGCCATAGGTGCACTGATCAAAGACGGGCGCCTCGAAATGGGCCTCGCGCAAAAGCCCTTCGCCGACCTAGCCGGGGTCGATGCGAAGACCCTCGCCACCGCAGAGAAGGGCCGGCGGATCCCGTGGGAAACCAATCAGCGCAAGATAGAAGCGGCTCTGGGCTGGCGTCAGGGGTCAATTCAGAAGACGCTCGATGACGCCGAACACATCCCCGTGAGTTCGCTCACGCTCGCGCACATGCGGGAAGGTGCCGGGGAGGCCACCTGGCAGGAACTCGACGCCGAAACCTCCGAGGAAGTCCGGCCGGTCACCCGCGCCGGGGAGCTCTCCAATGAGGAACTCATAGGGGAACTTGCGTATCGTTTGCGTAACAAAACGATGCGCTTTCCGGGCTGAAAACCGCGACCCGGACGTGTTTCCGATAACTCACACCGCATATGCCGGTTACGGAACATAAAGGAACCGTTGTAACCTCAACGAGTCGCCACAGTGGCGGCCACTATGCGGGGGTTTTGATGCTGGAAACACAAACGGTCGGGGTCGTTCAGGAACGCTCACAGATGATGCACGAACGCGGCCATGCCTTCTACGGGACCGTGTGCGGTGACGCGTGCGAGATGGCGGGCAAGTGGGCGGCGCGGCGGCTCATCACGCCCCGGGCCTTCCTGAACGCGGGCAGGGGAACCGGCGGGCTCGGGACCATCGCCGAAGACCTCGGCGTGTTGCCGGCAGACGTGTGCGCGTACCTCTCCGACCTGGACCCGGACGAGTGGCTGATCATGCAGCGGATCATGGGCCGCGAACTGAAATGCGCGGTGGGTAGTTGACAGGGTGTCATGACACCCTATAGATTCATCACATCAGCCCGGAACAACCAAAGGATCACACCATGAACACCGAAATCCTCACCGACACCAAGTTCGCCCCGGCCGCCGACGGAGTCGCCGCAGTCGGCACGTACATGGCTGCCGACAACGAAGGTGCACTCATCGCCGTCACCATCAACGACGACGCCACCGACGACAGCAGCCGCACCGGCCTCATGCTCACCATCGAGGCCGCGAAGGAACTCCAGGCCAACCTCGCCCACTTCATCGAACTCGCCGCCAGTGTCTAAGGGCACCGACCGCCGCACGGTCCGCGTAGCCGCCGCACTGTGGGAGGCGGCGCGGATTGTCGCCGTTGCGCGGGGAGAGAATCTGTCCGACGTCGTGCGGGACTCCCTGCGCGCCTACGTCGAAGAACACCGTGACAAATGAGGGTCGAGGACAATTGGGTCCGGAAGGATAGGACCCGCACCGCGCTCCACGGCAAGGGCCTCCGCTGGCGTGCCGTGTGGACCGAAAGCGGGAAGGAGCGGAAGAAGTCCTTCGCCGTCAAGGACGCCGCCAAAGCGCACCTTGTCTGGATCGAACACAACCAGCGCTCCGGGACCTACGTCTCACAGGACCGGGGGCGGGTGTTCATTCGGGATCTCATTGACGCCTGGGTGGACACGCAAGTCCACCTGAAGCCGTCCACGATGGCGGCCACGCGCTCCGACGTCCGCGCCACCATCAAGCCGTACTGGGGGGATAAGATCCTCGCCGACATCACCCGCGCCGACGTCCAAGCCTGGGTGTCCGGGATGGGCAAAGCCGCCCGCACCGTCGATACGATTTACGGCCGGTTCCGGAAGTTCCTGAACTGGTGCGTGGAAGAGGGCCGTATCGTCACCTCACCCGCCAAGGGCGTGAACCTGCCCAAGGGTCACAAGCGGGAGCACATCTTCCTGACCGTGGCGCAGGTTAGCCGGCTGGCCCGGGAGATCGACGGGCAGTTCGCGGACCTGATCTGGTTCCTCGCTACCACCGGGGTCCGGTTCGGGGAGGCCGCCGAGCTCCGGACCAGGGACATTGACGTGAAGCGGGCCCGGGTGCGGGTCGCCAGGTCTGTGACGGAGGTGGACGGGGCCATGGTGATCGGGCCGCCGAAGAATGGCAAGGAGCGCACCGTGCCGCTGACGGCGTTCATGGTCGAACGGCTCGCCATCCGCCTCGAGGGGCGCGGCAGGGACGTGCTGGTCTTCCCGTCTGAGCGCGGTCACCATCTGCGGTCGAACAACTTCAAGACACGCGAGTACGACACGGCAGTGGAGGCGGCAGGCCTGCCGGAGGGGCTGTGGGTGCACGACCTCCGGCACACGGCCGCGAGCCTTTCGGTTCACGCGGGTGCCTCCGTGAAGACAGTGCAGCGGATGCTCGGCCACGCCTCCGCCGCGTTGACCCTTGACCTGTACTCCGGGCTGTTCGATCAGGAATTGGACGACGTCGCCGGGCGCATGGACTCCCTGATTCAAAATTCTGCAAATCTGAACCTCCCTGAAATCGCCCTGGCCCCCGAAAAATCCGCGCCATGACGGGCAGGAGCGCCACGTTTACACCGTGGATGTCATCGGTTCGATCCCGGTAGGACCCACAGAGTTACGTAGCCCCGCTAGTCCGGATTTTCCCCGGATTGGCGGGGTTTTTGCGTGGTTCCCGGGCGTGTCGGGTTACGTAGAGTTCTTGGACTCTGTTCCTGCGTGTGGGGGATTGTTACAGTCACCTTTTGCCGCCTGCGGTAGCTGAGGCCCCCTGAAACCTCCCTGGGATTGTCCCTGGAAACACGAAAGGCCCCGCCCTCCGGGTGGAGGGCGGGGCGTCACGTTCGGTCAGGCTTCGTGCTTGCCGCCATTAGTGACGGTGATGCTTCCAGGGTCTACGACTGTGATGCCGGAGGGGACTGCGCCGGGCGTGGTTTCGGCGTTGGTCAGGGACGGGTTGCCATCCTTAGCGCCCGCCGCCAGCGCCTTGAGCAGCGCCACGACGCCAGCACCGAGCGCCACCGATGCGATGCCCTGCCAGTCGGCTTGGAGGACTCCGAAGGCGTCCGCTCCGATGACAGCCAGCGCGGCGCCCGCGATGGACGCGACGATCCGCTCAAACGCGGCCTTCCAGAATGCGAGTGTGAACATCACTTCACCAGCCGCTTCGCGAGCTCGTCAGCGACCTGCTGGGCGATGCCCGCCGGGATGGACGCGGCGATGTCCGCGGGGGACGCGTTGTCGATGATGAGCTGCTGGGTTACGCGGCCCACCGCTTCAACCTGCTGCTGGGTGGACCAGTTCACGGACTTCTCGGTGTCCTTGAGGTCCTTCTTGGTTGCGACGTTGTCGGATAGGGATGTCAGAACTGCTTGAACAAACTTCCACTGCTCGGGGTTCATGGTGTCCTCCTGTGCTTTGATGTCGCCTTGTGCGGCGATTTGGGAGCCGGTAATGGTGCGGGGGTCTATGCGCCCGTACGTGCTGTTTTGAAGGTTCCAGCCGTCGCGCATGACTTCCCAGTGGCAGTGGGGCCCGGACGTGGCGGAGCCGGTGTTGCCGGAGTAGGCCACCACATCGCCCTGCTTGACCCTGCGGCCGGACAGAACGGGGGAGCCAGAGCAGTGCGCGTAGTGGCTGAGGTAGTCGCCGTAGTCCACGCTCACGACGAACCCGGCGAACGATGGCATGATCCACCACGGGTTATCCGTGTACGTCCCGGAGAAGTAGCCGACGTGAACAACGACACCGTCAGCCATCGCAACCAGGGGCGTGCCGACCGGGACGGCGATGTCTTCGCCCGTGTGCCCGCCGGCAGGGTTGTACCCGCCCGGGTTGGTGCCGAACTTCTGCGAAGTCCAGCCCTCAGTTGTTGGGGGAATGTAGCTCATTTCCGCCGCCTTAGTTGTTCGATGGCTGACCACTGGTTCCGGTCGGACTGCTGCAACCCTTTGACGATGTCGAGGACAAGGTCGAGTTTGGTGTCCACGACGTCGTGTTTTTCGTCGATGTCGTCGCGGAGGTTGATGGTGTGGGAGTTGGCTGTCTGGTCGCGGGCTTCGGCGGCGTCTTTCCCTACCCGGTTGACCTTGGATATGAGGGTGCCGAGGATGCCGAGGAGGCCGCCGCCGACGACAGTAACTAGGGCGACGAGGACGGTGTCACTCATGGCAGGCTTGGGGTGTGTGCATGTGTGCCTCCTTGGCGGCATGGGTGTGGCCCCGGACTGTGGAGAGTTCCGGGGTCGGCTGGGTGTTAGGATTCAGTCCCATGGACATTGTTGAAGAGGCCGAGATCGCCCTGGACGGTCTCGGACTTCCTCCACGGCTAGCGCATGGAGCTGCAGGAAAATCTCGCTCAGCGGTGCGGACTCCTAATCCGCAGCAGCTTTTTGCCGCACTGGAATCGGCCGACTTCAAACGTGCCCCGGATGTTCAGGGGCGTGACTTGCTGGACGCCTGGGAGTTGAAGCCCGAGCGCGCCCACGCGATGCTGCGGAAGGTCTTCTACAAGACCGTTGATCAGCAGTTCAAGAACCCCGAGACGGACCCCATCACCGGGGTGATCGGGTTCTTCACGGGGCTGCGCGGCGACCTTGCGGGTAACGCCTACTTCGATTACTTCATGACGTACCTTGAGGTGTTGCGTGAGGGGTGGCGGCTCGGGTTGGCCTCGGTTGTTGTGGAAAGGGATGGTGGGCGCGCTTCGATTCTGGCTTCCCACCTCCTGACTTTCGCTGGTGATGGCAGGCCGTCCGCGGTGCATTGCGTGGTCGGTCAGGTCTTGAGCCTGTTTGACCGTGAGGCTGCCGCGAAGCACTTCCGGGCCATCCGGGACAGCAAAGATGCGGATCTGGTGCGGTTCTTTTACTGGGACATGGGCGCGCTGACGTACTTCGAGGACAGCGAACTGGACCGGGGCGCATTGGCTGATGATGTCCGGTCAATCACCGACAACATGAAGCCGTTCAGCGCCAACCCGGCTGTGAACGACACGACCATTGCCGTTTCGGTTGACCCGAAGTTCTTCCGGATCTACAGCGCGTGGTTGTTCTTTTACGCCCAGCAGCTCCCGGACATTGATTTCAACTTCATTCTCTGCGCGGACGACGAGCAGGCCGCGGAACTGGTGCGCGACGGCACGGTGTTCATGGAAGCGTTGGCGCGGCTGAACCACAATCCTGTGCCGGCGAACATCCACTTCCATGCCGCGACGACACCTGGGTTCGTTACGGATGCCATGACGTTCTACGCTTGCGCCAGGTTCTTCGCCTTGCCCGCGCTCCTTGAGCGGTACACGAACGTATACCTAATGGACGCCGACCTTTACCTACAGGACAACCCGACGGCCTTCCTCAAGCGCCTCCGGGATGTGACCTTCTCCGCGCCCGCCACGACCAGTGCCGCCGCCCTGTCTCCTTGGCGGCGGCACATGGCCGGCAACATCGCCGCGAACCGGAATTTGCTTGGCAGCAACTTCCTGTCCGATCTGCACTCCTATTTGGCGCACGGGCTCAGACAGCCGGCCAGTTGGATGCTTGACCAAAACGCGCTCTCCTATGCGATAGAGCGGGCAGACAGCGGCGTTGTCGAGTCGTTGAACAGGTTCAGCCGCCCCATTTCGACTTCCAAGTTCATGAAAACTTGGGAGTCGAACTTCAAGACGGCAACCCGACAGCGGCGATCTTAGACGACGTCGGTGAGTAGCTGCTCGTAAGGGCCAACAACCTTCAGCCGTCCAGCCGTAACTTCCGCCTGGACGTAGTTGAGGATCGAGACAAAAGTCGCGGTCGCCATACCGTCTACACCGTCGAGTAGCGATGGGTGGAGCATGAATTGCACCGCCCGTTTCCCTGTTTCGGCGCTTTGGATCGCGGCCTGCGCTTGTGCCAGCGTGTACGAGTCAAGGGTGTAGTGCCCCATGCCGTGCCGTACCATGCCGTCTTGCCAGCGTGTGGCGGCGGGCAGGTACCCGGAAGAGA